TTTAGCCCAAGGAGGCCCTCATGGCAGTACCGAAGATCGTGGCACGGAACTTCTCCGAGGCCCACGCATTCGCACGGGACTACCTGGGCCTGCCTGTCGGGCGCTACCGCGTGATCTCGTCCTCGGCTGCCCTGTTCGGGCAGTCCGGGGACGTGTATCTCGTTCCGGGCTGGGACAAGCGTCCCGACCGGTTCGCGATCCAAAACAAGATCCGCTACAGCAGGCTCAACTTCATCGACGTCGAGACGCTGGAGGATTCTGCCGAGGAGCAGGACGACGACCAGGTCTCGAACGGCGACAACATGATCGCCGAGGGTAGTCCAGTGACCATCTTCAGCGACCCGCAGCAGTACCTCGCTCAGACCGTGGTCGACAGCATCGGCAAGCACGCCGACGACATCGCCGCGACCGCAGAGCGACTCGATCAGGTTCTCCAGGACCTGGCCACCCCCTCCGACGACAACGAGTCCGACTTCCCCGAGCCCGAGGCGGCCGGTGACGACGATTCTGACGTCAAGGAGGACGACTCCGATAAGGACGTCGAGATCCATGACGTCGACGAGCGCCACACTCCCGAGGAGTGGGAGCAGGCAATGAAGGACCAGGACGAGTGGCAGCTCACCCGCGAGCCGCTCCCCGAGGAGAACAAGGCTCCCCTGAACGGCCGCCGCCGTCGGCGCTGCAAGGACTGCGGCAACCTGATCCACCCCGACGACGTCGAGGACCACGCTCGTGACCACGCCGCCGACTCCGTCTCCCTGGAGAAGAAGGCCACGGAGAACCTGCGATGACCGGCGCCCCCCGGGGCCCCGTTCCGAAGAAGGACGCTGAACGGCGCCGCCGCAATAAGGCCACCGATGGTGGCGATTCCATCGAGGTGCAGATCGTCAACCTCGACGAGGTCCTCGCCGGTGAGGTCGAAATCCCCGCTGCGGACTCGAAGTGGCATCCAATCGCACGCCAGTTCTATGATTCGCTGGCAAGTTCCGGTCAGGCCATCTGGCTTGAGCCGTCCGACTGGTCGGTCGCCTACATCCTCGCCGAATCCCTCTCGCGAGACCTGAACCCGCAGCCCATCGGCATCAACGAGGAGACCGGGAAGCCTGTCATGGCGACGGTGCCCCTCAAGGGATCCTCCCTCTCGGCCTACCTCAAGGCCTTCTCCGCGCTGCTGGTCACCGAGGGTGACCGACGCCGCCTGCGGATCGAGCTGGAGCGCCAGAAGCGTATCGACGAGGCCGCCGAGGGCGGCAAGGTCGTCGACATCGTGCAGGCCCGAGCCGACCTGTTCAAGAAGCAGGGCTAGCCCATGTCCGTCGATTACACCTCGCTCGCGCCGGGTGTCTACGAACTGCGCGATTACACCTTCGACGACTGGCTCCGGGGAGATGTCGACTGGAACGTTCTCCCGGCCTACCACGGGAAGGTCTGGGAGCGCGATCCCCTCGGCAATTACGTCCTGCCCGAGTACACCCTCGGATGGGAGATCCTCGACTGGATCAGCAAGAATCTCCTGTCGGACGACTCCTCCGACGAGGAGATCATCTACTTCGAGCCCACCGACGAGCAGAAGCGCTTCATCCTCTGGTGGTATGCCGTCGACGAGAATGGCCAGTTTTACTACCGAGAAGGTGTACTTCAGCGCCTGAAGGGCTGGGGCAAGGATCCTCTCGCCGCCGTCCTCTCCGCTGTCGAGTTCGTCGGCCCCTGCCGCTTCGCCGGTTGGGCCACCCGAGACATGCCAGAGCGCGGGGTCGCCTTCGGTGAGCCCGTAGCAAAGCCCCACGCGCGCTCGTGGGTCCAGATCGCCGCCGTCTCCGGCGCCCAGACCAAGAACACGATGACGATCTTCTCCGGCCTCTTCTCCGAGGCCTGCAAGGCGGAGCACGGAATCGACCTGGGCAAGGAAGTCATCTACGCCTACGGCGGCCAGAAGCGCATCGAGGTCGTTACCTCATCCCCGCGTACACTGGAGGGTAACCGACCGACCTTCGTACTGAAGAACGAGACCCACCACTGGCTGGAGATCTCGAACAACGGTGTGGACATGGCCGACGCGATCGAGCGTAACCTGACCAAGGCCAAGGGCGGCCAGGCCCGCTCGCTCTCGATCACGAACGCGTACGAGCCCTCCGAGGACTCCGTCGCCCGACGCGAGCGCGATGCCTTCCTGGAGCTCCTCGCCAAGGAGGGTAAGTACATCTCGGTGATGTACGACTCCCTGGAGGCTCCGACCGCAGCCCGCCTGCGCCCGGCCTTCCCGGATGAGAACGGCGGTAAGTGCCCGCCGATCCCGCACGAGATCAAGGACATGCTGACCAAGCGGTATATCCGCCGGGTCCTTGAGGCCGTTCGCGGTGATGCGACCTGGCTCGATATCCCGGCGATCACAGCCTCTATCCTCAATCCGAAGAACAAGGCCTCGCGCTCTCGGCGATTCTTCTACAACCAGGTCACGGCCGCCGAAGACGCCTGGGTCCACCCCGCCGCCGTCGACGCCGCCGTCAACCGCATGGCGGCCGAGGCTCGCGAGCGAGAGGGGCACGATCCCATCGGCATCCTCAAGGCTGGCTGGCTGGTCGGTCCGGATGAGCCCGTCGTCATGTTCTTCGATGGCTCGAAGTCTGACGACTCCACAGCCCTCGTCGGCTGCCGCCTGTCGGATGGCTATGTCTTCACGATCGGAGTCTGGTCGCGACCGAACGGCGAGCGCGGGAAGACCTGGCTGGCCCCTCGGTCGGCCGTCGATCAGCGCGTGGCTCTCGCGTTTACACTCTTCAACATCGTGGCCTTCTGGGGCGACCCCTCGCACACCAAGGACGAGATGACGGACTCCAGCTACTGGATGCCGATGCTCGACAAGTGGATGCGCGAGTACAAGGATCGCCTCGACCCGAAGCACTGGCCTGTCAAGAGCGGCCTCTCCAAGCATGCCGTCAACTTCGACATGGCGCTGCCGATGAACACCAAACTGTTCATCTCCGGCGCCGAGCAAGTGGTCGAGGACCTGGAGAACAAGAACGACGTCGAGGAGTTCGAGCCGCTCTTCGAGCACGATGGCCATCCGACCCTGATGACCCACATGAAGAACGCCATCGCGCACTATGACCCGCGAGGGTGGGGAGTCTCGCTGTCGAAGGTCGACCGCGAGTCGGCGCGCAAGATCGACGCCGCCGTCTGTCTCGTCGGAGCCCGCCTCATGCGTCGCGTTGTCCTCAACCTTCACGAAGAAGAGGAAGAGGAGGAGCTCGGCGGCGAGATTTGGTAGCCTGGAGGGGTCTAGACAACTTTTCCCCAGGAGGAAACATGGCAACCCGATACGCCCCCCCGAGCCCGCCGTTCATCGGCGCTCGCTACAAGGGCGGCAGCCAGACCCCCAAGGCGATCGTCATCCACGGCACCGTCTCTAGCGACAACGCCGGGACCGCCCGGAACATCGCCAACTGGTGGGCCGGGCCGACGTCTCCCGTGACCTCATGTCACTATGTCGTCGACCCGAAGGAGATCATCCAGTCGGTCGGTGACCACACTGTCGCCTACCACTGTGGGTCGAACTCCAACTGCATCGGCGTGGAACTCTGCGACGAGCAGACCGGTCCCGCCAGCCGCTGGTCCGACGCCGACTCCACCGCGATCCTCAAGCGGGTCGCGCGACTCGTCGCCGAGCTCTGCCTCGCCTACAACATCGAGGTCAAGCGCCCGTCGGTCGCCGACCTCAAGCGCAAGGGCAAGCACGGCATCTACGGCCACAACGACAGCCGCCTCGCCTTCGGCAACACGAGCCACACCGACCCGCGCGACTTCCCGTGGGCCAAGTTCCTCGACATGGTGAAGGACGAGGTCGCCAAGATCAAGGGCGAGCCCGCCGCCGCCGACTGGAAGTGGAACCCCGAGGTCGTCTCCGACCTCGCTCCCGTCCAGGCGCAGTTCCAGATCGCGGCCGGTCGCAAGTCTGGAAAGATCGTTCGCTACCACGGTGTCGCGCACATCCAGAACGCCCTCAACGTCAAGGCGAACGAGAACCTCGTCCTCGACGGCATCTGCGACCCGCAGACCGTCGCCGCCTGGCGCCGCTGGGAGGAGAAGCACCGAGGTACCGGCTGGGTCACCACGCCGGACGAGGAGAGCCTGCGCGCTCTCGGGATCCTCTACCGCTTCAAGGTTCCGGCCGCAGCCCCGGCGCCGACCAAGCCGGTGACCTTCACCTCGGACGCGACCGTAGTCGTCGCCAACGTCAAGAGCAACCCGCTCATGAAGCCCTCGGCAGCCCAGGCCGACTACGAGAAGATCTTCGCGAGCGCCAAGCTCCACGGTGCCCAGTCGGTCCTCCTCAACGAGTACCACCGTTCGTACGCTTCGGCCCTGAACGCCGTCGCCAAGAAGTACGGCTTCACGATCAACCGGGAGAACGCCTCCGGTCTCGCCGTCGCCCACAAGAACAACAAGTGGGCGCTCTCCGGCGTGAAGTACCGCAAGCTCGTCGGCGGCGTCTCGGGTGTTTCTCCGAACCGGGGTGTTCTCAGCGTGGGAAACACCACGCCGGGCGGGACTCGCGTGGTCTTCGACGCGACGATGCTCCCGCGCGGGTGGAACAACCCGAAGTACGCGAAGTACAGCGTCACGAAGGCCATGGCCGCGAAGCAGTTCGACGGTCTGGAGAAGGTCGTCCGCTCGCGGATGAGCGGCTCCCTCAAGGGTGTCACCATCCTCGGTGGCGACTTCAACGTCGGCGGCGAGTTCGACATCGCGAAGCACATGGGCCTCGCGCCTGCCGCTTCGTACGTCCCGGCCAAGGGCAAGCCCGCGCTCGATCGGATGATGCAGGCTCACGCCTTCGCGCCGACCGGCTGGGTCGTCAAGGTCGCCAACGCGGACCAGGTCGGTGGCACCTTCCACACCGACCACCGGCCGATCTGGGTCCACTTCCGGATCACCCGCCCGGCCTGAGGATGGGTCGATATCGTGACATCGCGATGATGCGCTGATATCGTTACATCACGATGGGCAGCCCCTGACCTCCGGGTCGGGGGCTGCTCTGCTATTCTGGTGGCCAGAGACTTCAACGCCCTAGGAGGCAACCATGGCAGCGCGAGATGTGAGGGAGAGGGCGGAAGCCAAGTCCCTGGCTTACGAGTTCTTCCCCTCGTTCCTGCGCTCCCGGGAGCGCGCCGTCGGCCTCGACGCATGGATGAAGGGCCGCCAGTACCAGTATTCTGACACGGCAGGCCTGGATCCCGACGACGAGATGTACGGCCGCGCCTACGCGCCCGATCGGGAGACCCAGAACACCGAGTACGAGAACCTTCGAGGCCTGGCGCCGAACAACTTCGCTGGCCTGATCGTCACCTCGCTCGCCCAGACCTGCCACATGGAGGGCATCAGCCGGGGCGACTCGAACGACACCCTCGACATCTGGGAGACCTTCCAGCGCAATCAGTGGGCCAGCCGCCAGAGCGCCCTCTACCGCTCGGCCATCGGCCACGGTGTGGCGTACGGTGTCGTTCTTCCGGGCGAGGACCCCATCTCGGGGGGCGCCCTC